CCCCTTTCGCCCGACATTTTGTGAATAAAGTTCCTGGAACTTTTTCTAGGATAAGCCCCCCACCAACGAACCTCAGGATCAAGCTCCGGGTAAGCGGAGCCGAAGGCGACCTAGGTTCCCCTTGCCGGTAAGCGGAGCCGAAGGCGACCTCAGGATGCTAGGGTTGGCTTAGGGTTATCTGAGGTTAGCGTTGCGGATGTGTCCCCATTATTACTTAGGACACTTCCGCTACCGCTACAACATTTGCAAATATTTGTAGCCAAAATGGCCTGGTTTTTTGTATTTTCAGACTAGAATAGTACACGAAAAATCAGGAACCATCCACGTTCTTGGTATCGTAGAAGACGACGTCCACGGTGCTCGTGACCTCGAGAATCAGTTCGTCGCCGATACCCATTGTCAAGGATCGCAGATAGACATGGAACTCCCGCTCGATAGAGGGGCCCTGCGTTCCGTTCGAAAGTCCCGCGAACTCGGCCAGCTCGTGTGCTTCGTAGCCTTGCCGAGTGTAGAACTTGTTCGTGATCTTGACGATCTTAGGCCCGGAGCCGCTTAGGCCTGCAGGACCACCGGTCCACCGCGCCCACCGGCCTCGGAGGTCTGTGTCACGCAGACGTTCCATATCGTCCTCGATGGACTCGGTGCCGTCGATCTCGGCAGTGCTGAGCTTGCTCACGTACGTTGCCATGACTCCAGCGACCTCATCGGTCACGAGGTTCCCCGACAGGGGAGTCAGCCGTGCCATGACCTTCTGCGCCACGACGTAGTATCGGTCATACATGGTCGCCCACTGGTTCCACCCGCGTGGCTGATGCGCTGTGTTAGCAGCATCCCAGGGGAACATGTTGTTCAACTTGAACCCCTTCTGGAACCACACTCCAGTGTTTGCAGCCACCAAGCTGACCTGCGAGTAGTAGGTGATGGGCAGCTTCACTCTGATCTTATCAGGGAACAGATTCCCGATACGATAAACACGCATAGCATACGAAGGCCGGTCTTCCAAGAACGTGTGTCAGTCGAGTGGACAGGGGGAAGATTAGAGGGGGCCGAGTTAGAGGGGCGACATGTACATGTGCGCAAGGCGCCCCTACGGCGACGGTTGTTGCGGCGGCGACGCCCGGCGCGACGAGCCATTCTTCCTGCTACCACGGTGCGAGAGACACGACTGATTAAATTCAATGCCGCGTGCGGGTCAAGAGGTGTTGCGCCGATGGCGTATCACGGTCAACCACTCGGATGAGGAGGACGAGGCGGTGATCCACGACTGTAACGACCTGCTGCAGACTCACGCTGTAGGTGACCACCATATTCGTTTCGGTGCGTGGCAACTGGAGCGTGGGCACGAGAGTGACCGCCTGCACATCCAGGCGTATTTTGAATTTTCTCGGGCTGTGCGCCGTACTCACCTGCGCGCGGTGTTCGGGCGCATTGTTGACGCGCGTTCGTGTGATGGCGGGACGCAAGCGAACATCGACTATGTCACGAAAGAAGACACCCGCGAAGACGGGCCGTGGACCATTGGTCAAGCGCCGCAGCAAGGGCGCCGCTCGGACCTCGAGCAAGTACGGCAACTGGTGGACCAAGGTGCGACCGAGCTTCAGCTATGGGAAGCGCACTTCACGACCGTGGCGCGTTACGGCAACGCGCTCCGCCGCTACCAGTTCCTTCGCCAACAGCACGACGCCAGCCAGCACAGCGAGCCAATCGCTGTCAGCGTGTTCTGGGGCGACACAGGTCTTGGCAAGTCTCGCCGAGCTCGATGGGAAGCTCGAGACGCTGGCTACAGCCTGTTTGATCCTGACATCCCGGATGCCCCAAACGGAGTGCGCTGGTTCGACGGATACGACGGACAAGACGCCATGCTCCTCGACGACTACGCCGGAGAGTATGGACTCAACTTCTTCAAGCGCCTGATCGACCGGTATTCGATCAAGCTGGCTGTCAAGGGCGGCTTCACGATGCGTCGAGTGAAGCACATCTACATTACGAGCAACACCAACCCAGCTGACTGGTATCCGACTGCGACCCAAGCTGACAAGGATGCTATTCAACGCCGGTTCTTTGTGTGCGAACATTTCACCATCCCGTGGCTGCCTCCAGATGAGCTGCAAGATGCGCAGCCACCCCTTTCGCCCGACATTTTGTGAATAAAGTTCCTGGAACTTTTTCTAGGATAAGCCCCCCACCAACGAACCTCAGGATCAAGCTCCGGGTAAGCGGAG